ATAGCCTCACCTGACACAGCGTAGTAGCGTGGCTTGCCCTGAGCGTCGTTAGTGTCCATGCGGTATTGCAGCATGTCGTCTAGCGATAGCAGCTCTAGCCTTGATGATCTGCCGTCGTCCAAGTGGAAGCGTACAGGCTCGAGGAAGTCTGCCGGTAGCTGAGAGTACCTGGTGTCTATCTGACCCTCGGACCGCTTCTGCATCTTGTAGTGACGCACCTCACGCTCCATCTGGGCCTCTGCTAGAGAGATGAACGTAGGGATGATCGCCGTTAGATCGTCTCGGTTGAGGAAGTCAGCTATTGTAGACTTCAGCTCTGTGTATGTTGTGATTGCCATTTCTATGTCCTATAATCACGCTCTTGCGATTTATTTCCTACTTTGCGGCATACAGCTAAAGGGAGCCACACTATGATCACACCAGAGCACGACGAATTATTCCAGGCTAAACTCCGTCGGTTTTACCGCCGTCTCGACGAGATTGTTGCTGAGTCACGGCAGCGGTTCCAATTGCAGCAAGGGCCACCACCGGAAGTATACCCTGATTCACAAGCTCTCGAACGCGACCAATGCCACCTTCGGCTAGTGCCTGACGAGTCGTCATCAGAATCTGACTCCTAACACCAATGTCTGGGAATTCCTTAACTAGGGCGGCATCTAGCTGCTCTAGGCCAGGAGCTGCCTGTTGTGCCGCTGTACTGAGAAGACCTGTTACCCCAGATCTTTCTATTGCGGGCAGGTATTCGCTTGGCTTGAATGCCTCAAATGATCCCACCAGGTCTCCGCTGTTTACTCCGAACTCTGGCTTAGCATCTAGCTCTGCCTTTGTGATCTGCCGAAGTTTATTCTGCCATCCTTTGGCAACAGCTTCTGTATCATTTGGGTCTATCTTGTTTGACTTTGCCCAGTCAGAGAGATCGTCAACAACAAGGTAATTCATTCCGTAGTCCGTGTTGGTAGGTATGATTGCCCCGCCGAACTCTTCGTCTAGCCTTGCGCCTACAGAAAGCATTTGCGCCTGCTCTGCGGGCTTACCAATATCTACCATTGCAGCATTGCGCTCAACGAGCTTGCCGCCGGGTCTGACAAAGTTATAGCCAACAGACTCCTGACCCCTAAGCAGCCCCTGAGTTGCTGCTATACCTTCTAGTAAACCCCCTGAGGCAGGATCTATCTGATTGCTGCCGCTAGATGGAGCAGCCATTACCCTGATTGTGTCGGCAGGAGCTGATACGCCTTTGTAGTATCCGTATCCTGGGGCTGTCTGGCGCGTTAGTCCACCCGCAGCAAGGGATATCATGTCTTGCCCTTGATCGTTGCTGAGAACCTGTCTCTGGCCCTGCTGCAAGAGCTGAGAGTATGTTGGGTTGTCTTGGGACCCGGCAAGATGCATGAGTCCTCTAGCAGGCTCAGACTCTACGTTAATATTAGCCGTCAATGGGCGCAGGTTGTCAGAGAAGTCATAGGCTGCTGCGTCTACACTTGTTCCCTCAGACAGCGCCTTGGTGTCAACCCAGATAGATGCCTGCACTTTTTCTGGCGTCCAGTTAGTGAACCCACCTACCTTATTGTCGTTAGCCCAATCAACCAGGTTATTGATTTCCTTATCCATGAAACGGTGTTGAGCCTCGCCCAATCCTTCACTCCAGGTTTCGCCCTCTGGGGTCCTATAATCAAACGCTCTAGCCATCCATAGATCATTAGTAGGCCTGGACGCAGCTTCACCAGGAGGCACGTTAAGCGCTTCGTAGAAAGGTCCACGCTTAGGTCCGAACTCGGTAGGCTCGCCAGACAACATTCCTTGAACGCCTGCCGCAGCATTGGTAGGGAATCTTCCTGTGTCTATTTGATTGCCGGTAATTGCTTGATTGAAGCCGCGCACAGCAAATGTCTGGTTGGCAGGCACAGATGCCCCGGCCGATGTCAGAGCAACCGTTCCAGAGTACAAATCCTTGTAGCCTTCACGGCCACCGGTAAGCTCGGAGGCTGTACGAGAGCTTTTCTCATACCAATCACGACCAATAGTGCCTCTGGATAAAGAATCCCTGAGACTTTTTCTCATGGACCTTAGCTTGCCCTCGCTGTCTACACCTCTAGGTGCACCACGGTAAGCGCCGGTTGTGCCTACTCGCTCAGCGGTTTTCACTTCCTTTGGCACTGTCTGAACTATGTTTGCTCTTGGTAAATCAGTTAGGGTTATAGCGGGTTTGGCTTTATTCAGGATGGAACGACCAATTGTCTCAGCGCCCTGAGCTACTGCGCGACCCCCAGGCACTACAGACATAAGACCTGTGCCTGTACCTATAGCAGCCTCTGCCATGTCGCCTTGCTTGTATGCGTTTTGAGCATCTAAGAGATCTACTGCACCAACAACAGCGCCAGGCCCGAAGTCCATTGCGCTCATTATTCCTTGCGCTCTACGCCTTGCAACCGGGTCAGTATTCTCACCCATCATGTTAAGAATGCCAGACGACATCCTGTCTCTTAGAGACATATCTGTAGGGGTCATCTGTTGAGGTATTGCTGCGGGATATCTATTGCGGAGTCTTTCAAAAAAGGCTCTTTCTAAATCTCTAGGGTCTGCCATGTGATGTCCTCATGTACCGATGACATGAGTATAACACAGACTAAGCGATCCCTCGGATGTTGCGACGGATAGGTGCTCCCCAGACGTGTGTAGGCTTGTAGCCCACTGCCAGGTAGCGGAAGGAGTCTGCTGCGTGAGAGGTCCAATCGTGTAGAGGTCTGCCCCGCCATGCCTTGCCGTTCTCGTCCCAATCCCGGCGGTACTGCCTCAGAGCATCAATTCCACGCTCGCAGCGCTCTTGGTCAAACCAACACTGCGGGATCATTGAGCGGACCTGCTGTATGCCATCCTCAACGCTGAGCATAGGCGCGACTATGACGTTGCTCAGGCCTAGAGACTGCAATACCTCGAGCCTAGACTTGCCGGTGCCGAGTTCCTTGACCCGGACGTCGTGCGGCAGGATATGTTGGTCGTAGGTGTATCCCTTGCCTTGGAGCACTTGCACATAATGATCTAGAGCGCAGCCAGAGTTCTCGTAATAGTCAATGATACGGATCTCTTTGCCGATATACTGCGCGAACCAGATCACGGTCGTGTCGGCCATGCCTAAGTCCCATGAGGTCACCACAGCGGTAGACTTGTCATAAGGCACAGCGCAGAGCTTGCCGTCTGTCTTAGCCTGTAGCATCTCTAGAGCGTAGTAGCTGCCCTCAATGTGGATGCGGTAGTCACCCTCCCAGACGTGCTGATAGATGTCTGGGCGCTTCTCTAGATCCTCTAGCCTTGCCTGCTCTAGTACGTCAGGGAACCACGGATTGTCAGACCACTGGAGTTCAGCGATCTTAGCGTCCTTTGGTGGGTCCTCACGGAATCGCTTGTGCGTTGCTGAGTTCTTGCTCTCTGGGTTCCACGTCACCCAGATCTCTGAGTCGTGCTCTCGGACCGACGGTATGAGTTTCTGCCAGGCTGTCTCTGTAACGCTCTCTGCCTCGTCTACCCAGGCCAGTAGTAAGCGTGACTTAGACTTAAGAGAGTCTACGTTAGTGCGGAGGCCGGCAAAGGCGTAGTTGATCCTGCCGTCCTTGCTGCGTATGTAACGCTCACCGATCTCGTAGTAGTCAGCCAGGAACGACACAGAGTTGATAGCTGCCTTGATCTCCTCGAGAGAGGACTCACTGAGAGAGTTGAGGTGCTCACGACCACAGAGGATGATGCCTGCCCTGCCCGCCTTGCCTTCCTGGTAACCCCTTAGAGCAGTCATTAGAGCAAAGGTGCGAGTCTTGCCAGATCCACGGCCGCCATAGGCACCACGGTATCTAGCCTTGCCCTCAAACACGGGCACTAGCTTGTCTGGGATCTCAATCGTCGCTGCTGTCATCTGCCCGCACTCCACGCAGCACAATACTGGTCGGAGCCAATGCGCCGTCAGAGCTTGTCACGTCCTGCTCAACGCGATCTGAATAGCCGTGCTTAGTCAGTATCAGCTTAGTGATAGTCGGGTTGAAATCGCCTGTTAGACCGTTAGAGAACAGCTCCTTGGCTTGTCTAGCCATGAGGCCGTCTAAAATGTCCAGAAACTCTCTGTTTTCTGTCTTCCAGTTGTAGATACTAGACCTTGATACATCTAGATACACAGCCAATCCCTCAATGGTCGGGATCACTTCGCTCTGTAGCATGTAGTCCTTAGTAGCATACTTAGCCGCCTTCTCTATTAGAGCGTCGGTCAGCTTAGATGGCCTGCCTGTGATCATAGTCTTATTCCGTAGTGGCGTTCTAGGTGACGAACTATCTTGATGATCTCGTCTAAGTAGGTTTCTCTGTCGACAGGGTAGCCCTTGCTGCGTAGGACGTCTTTGATCTCGTCTCTGGTCAGTGGTATTGGCTTACCCTCATCGATTACTATCATTTCGGTGGTTCTGCGCTACTTGCCTTTTGGCTTTCGCTTTTTGCCTTTTCCGTACATGACTCAGTCTCCTGTTTGCCTTTGCCGAATATCTGGTCCCAGTTAGACTCGAACTTGTCCTTGTCTATCTTGAGTGGCCGTCTGCCTGAACCCTTACCCATATAAGTCACCGTGCTTAGGATCTGCCGCAGGATTTACCTGCCTCGAGTGCCTACTTACTTGGCTATGCCCGGCACATATACCTGTTGGTATCTTCTCAATCTTACCACCATTCGCCAAGAATTGCATAACTTCTTGATCTAGCTGCTTTTGCTTTGATCGCTTGTCAACAAATACTGGCGTCTCTCTTCTTCTAAAATCCATATGCCTGCTCTTTTAGCGGGTTCCAATCAGAGTTGTCTATCTGATCTATGCCCTTACGCTTTCTCTCGTCTCGTCTAGCGAGCACTACCCTAAGGTTCTTACGGTCGCTGTACTTCATTCGCTCACCACGCTCTAGGGCCGCTTTGGCTATCATGATAAGGCCATCGTCTGCGTCCCTGGTCTTCTTGAGCATCCAGTGAGGATCGTGCAGCATCTCTCGTTTCTCGGAGAATAGCATGTCTATCGGTAACCCTATAGCCTCTACCAGGTCCCGACATTGGCTCCGCACGAATGACAGTGAGCCAAGACCTTGCCTTCCTTCTCTACGATAGACATTGACGGATTTTTGTCACCATGCACTGGACAACATGCCGTATATTTGTCACCTGACTTGCGGACCTTATCGAGCCTGTCCAGAATTTCTGCGAGCATGTGCCCTCCTTATCATCTTGTGCTTAATGAAGCCGAGCACGTCATCGCTCTTAGGCTTCCTTGGTATCTTGTCTATGCCTCTAGGCCAGACCTTGTATTTTTCCTTGTAGGTATATGCTGCCCAACCTTCGTTATATCCTTGGTCTAGACTGTACCCGAGCAGCTCTTGATAGAACCGGGTCTTGTCTTCCATCGTAACCTTTTCGACTTTCTGTAGGATCTGATCGTCGTGGTAGATAGACTCATTCTTTGGTATCTCATAGCCGCAGCCAAAACAGCGTCTTCCGGTAAACAGTGTGCTGCACTGCGGGCAGGTGTTCATTTTCGGCTCTTTCTCTTCTTTCTTTACCTGATTCTCTTCCCTAAACTTCTTCTCCCCATCGTCGAGGCTGACCGGGACAATGTCCTCTGGGAATCCGTGGCGCTTCAGATTGCCACTAAAATCTAAGTAGACGCTATCTGTCTTGCCGCCCCCATCGGTGCGCCATATGCGGCCTGCTCTCTGCACGAACAGCAGTTTCGATTTCGTCGGGTACATACAGCATAGCAAGGACACTCCAGGGTCATCGTATCCGACTGAGAGGATCATCGAGTTGCAGAGGAGCTGAAAGTCTCCTGCCTTGTGCGCCTCATAGAGTGCTATGCGCTCGTCCTCTGGCGTGTACCCAGATATATGCTCAGCAGTGATGCCGTTGGCGTTAAGCGCCCGACAGAGGGCCTTAGACTGCTCTATTGACGGCGAGAAGCATATCCCACGCCTACCCTTTCCGTGCAGCTTAATATTCTCAATAACATCGCCCTCGAGCACCGTATCGGCCTCAATCGCCTTTGCTAGCGCCTTGGGGTCATAGTCGCTGCCGCCAGTAGGTAGTGCTCTGGTCTTGAGTTTAGAGGTGTCTATCGTGTGCCCGGCGTAGTAATTAGTCGGCACCAGGTAACCTTGCTTGATCAGCTCACGAGGTGTGATGGGCACCACCAGGTCGGTAAAGATCTTGCCTAGCCCCTTACTCAGCGGTGTCGCGCTAAGTCCGCAGTAGTAGGTGCCGATGTTGCGACGGTCCATGAGTTCCTGAAGGCCACGATAAACGGTGTGCGCCTCGTCGATTATCATGATCGAGTAGTCTGGGATATTCTTTTTGCGGATCAGTGTCTGGACCGAGCAGACTTGTATTAAGCTGTTGGGGTTGTAGCGGTAGTCCTGACCCTGCATAACAGAGAAGTCAGCGCCTAGCTGTTCCAGGGCTGTGCATGCCTGAGATACGAGCTTAATGCGGTCGCATACAAAGAATCCACGCTTGCCACGCTTAGCTGCCTCCATAAGTATCCAACAGGCCACTAGCGTCTTCCCGAATCCACAGGGTGCGCTTAGGATGGGTCGCTTGCCCGCAGCGAGGGATGCTCTAACCTGGTTGATGGCGTCAATTTGATGGGGTCTAAGCTCAATCATTTTCTACTTCATGTACCTTGCCGCCACAGAATGGGCAGGCAGTTTCGCTTGGCACTGCATCTGAATGCATTTGATGATCGTGTCCATTTTCACAGCTCACTATCATTAGGTCCTCTGGCACATAGTCCATCAGTAACTCT